ATCATACTCTATCTTACCATCAAACGTAAGGATAGGAGGATTATATACCTTTAATGTGGTTCCTGTTACTCCTATCTCAGCCTCCATACCTATCTTAGTTACAAAGAGAGTAGCATGATTGACTATGAGAGACAGATAATAATCATAGTGCTTGGTATTATCATACAACTCTGACATATCAGTACCTGAGAAATAAGCCTTCATGTTATGATGTGTATGGATGAATCCACGTCTCATATCCTCAGCCTCAGGAACCTCTTCAAAGAAGTCAAGTAGTTCCATATCAACTGATCCTGATGTATAAGCAGAGCTGCCTATGTCAAGAAGATAGATATGTTTTGCACGTAGTATAAGATCTGAGTCGAACAGAGATCCTGATACCTCCTCATAGAATAGCATACCACACCACTCCTTGTTATCATTCTTTGAATGTAGATATGCTATCTCATTCATCAGCTCTGGGCTGATCATCAAGGTGTAACCTTGGGACATTTCAAAATGTTTCATACGTTCAAGTATTTATTAAGTAAAACTTCTATTTGCCGGTATGTTTTAGAGAGCTGTACACTACCGGCACCTACTGTAGCACTCTCAATAAACTGAATCTCTTCTTCAGTAGGAACAATAATCTGCTTGTCAAAGCTAAGATCTCCTATCTGTAAAGGTTGTTCCAATGGAAGATAGTATTCTCCCTCTTCTTCTTCCACATCATTTTTGGCCAACCTGATGATATCAAGCATGGACATCTGTGATAGATTTGAACCTAAACCTGCACTGATAAGCATCTCATTAAGAAGCTCATCATTACCTGACCTTATTTTTATTTTAGGAAGTATACCCTCATTGACATACTGATACTGAAGAGAACCGTCATCCAATAAAGCCTTAGCAAACTTTACGATATGCTTTACTTTAGGTTGATTTCCTGAAGTAATTTTTGACATGACGCTCCCAAGATCCATTACCGTATCCATCTTTATATGAGGGACTCCTGCAACAGACTCATTATGCACGTATGCATTTATTGTAGCAAATAGCATATCCAGATCAGTTACAGCATTTTCTATCATACTTCTGATAGGAGTACTTGAGCCTAAACAGAATCTATTAAAGTCATCATTGTGGAACGTAGGAAGATGTGAGTGAGAATACTTTCCCAGAAACTGTATAAGATTGAACTCTGTTCTCATACCAAATATATTACTTACAAGAATAGTATTATCTCTTTGTATAAGATAGTTGAACCTTACAACAAGGCCCTTGATATCTATACTCAGATCATACTCATTGGTAACTGTAATCTCCGGAAAGTATATGTAAACGTGTGTTGGAGTAATCTCCACATGATCAAAGAACTGATCAGCACATTCTTTTACTGTGTCGGCTGTAATAGCCTGTGTAACCACCATTATATATGATTTTATAGTTAGTGAATAAGAAAGGGAAAGAGAGGCTTTCGCCTCCCTCTCCTTCCATTTTAGGCACCTGCCTTCATACGGGCAGGGCTGACAACGAGGGTGATATCTCCTGTTGGTAGCGGTGTAGCCAGATCATCCAGCATCAGTCTTGCTTCTTTAGCAATTACTGATTGATCTGTAAAGCTAGTGCCTGTTTCTGCAGATAGCTCTGCAAGGGTTGTTGCACTAGACTGATAGCTCTGTGAGCCGCTTCCTGTTTTTACTGTGATAGTTCTCATTTTCTTTTTCTATGAGTTGTGAATAATATGTACTAATTGTATGATGATCTTTGATCAACTGTATGACCGTTTCATCCGGTTCAGGTATCATGATATTGAGTGAATACTCTATCATCATGTCTTCCAGATAGTTACGGGCTACAGTGAAAGATACATCCTTCCCGAGCCTTGACTCCAGATATTCCAAAACATCCCTATCAAGACCGAGGTTTGTTATTCTCAATGTATCCATTTAGAATCCTTACAAAATCCATCATATCAAGCATTACGAATCTGCCCTTCTCATAGAAGCGCTTACCTTTCTTCTCTGTCAACTTACTGAGTATGACATTGATCCTCCCCTCGTCTGGCATCTCTGCCAATATCTCATCGTAATTAACTCTCTTTGATAGATTCTTACATTGGAAATTAAACTCACCTGTATAACATATGTCAACCTTGGCAGCATCTCTCATCCTACTTTCAGCTCTAGAGCTGACAGCATCAGGAAAGAGTTCCTTCAAGATCGCTATGCAATCCAGTTCCCATTTATTACCTCTTCTTCTATTGTTGTTCATCTAACAGTTCTTTTAACGTATTCTTGGTATACTCCTTACCATGCAAAAATACATGATCTGAAAGATCTTTTGCTTCTGTAAGAAATATTTTCTCAAGATCATACTGTTCTGATAGTTGTGTAGCAGCTCTTATGCCTGCTTCATCATTATCATAGAGTATAACTATACGTTTGAATCTTTGTTTGATGTCCTCCATTATATCAGAAGGTATCGGACACGTCTCACTCTGTGGCGCCATTGCAGGATATCCGAACTCATAGCACAGCATCACATCTTTATAAGACTTCTGAATGATCAGAATGTCATGTGTCTGTGGTAGTAGGTCAATACCCTGGATCTTGACTCCGCCTGCTATGAACCTGTAATCTACTTTGGTGGGTCTGTACACCTTGTACTCTCCACCTAGATCATAAGCATATGCAGGCTCATCACATGTGAACCTTGTCTCGTTTATCCAGTAATATGAAATGGGACTGACTCTAAATAATCTCAGAGTCTTTTGTGTGATACCATACTGCTTCCAGAATGCTAGATCTCCTTTAGTATATTCCCTGCGTTTTATCTTTAGATCCTTCTTGATAGGATTCTTCTTCACATATGTGACGTCAGGTACTTCACCATTATTAAGATCTCTTGTTATCTGTAACAGTAGTTCATCACGGTCCAGTTCAGGATATACATTGGAGACGAAGGATATTATATCCCCCGTCTCTCCCAATGCATAATCATGATAATAGGTGTGGTCATCCTTCACTCTGATTATGAATGAAGGAGTCTTATCCTCTCTGAACGGAGAGGAGGTTACCTCACCGATAGGAATGTCAGGAAAGTAGTGTCTGTATATCTGCAGCTCACTGTACTCTTCAAGGATATCTATCCTTAATGGTACTTCCGCACTCCTTGACTGGAACATCTTACCAAGGTGCTTCTACATCCTCAGTTACACCAGAGGCCACATCTGGAGTATCAGCGGTCACCACTGGTTTAGGAACATACTCCTTGAACTCCAAAGAGTTCTGATAATCACCTTTACACTGAGTGTAATCATTGGCAAGTGCATTCTCCCAAGCCTTATTAGACTTAGATGCTGCTCTATCAAAGTGATGCATATATACATCCTGATATCTCTTACCATCTTCTGAGGTAATGACATTGAGTAGAACCTTTACCTCATTGTCATCCTTGATCTGGTTAAAGATATCACGTATCTCACTTAGATCATTGGTAAACAACTTGGTAACATCCTCAAAGTAGCACATGCCTCTGTTACCTGCTGCATCTGCATAAGGATTCACATTGGCCCATGCTGCAATGAAACGGATAAGTTGTCCCTCACCTACCTTAGCAGGACGAGCTCCTTCTTTACCGAACCACTGCTGCAATACATCAATACTTTCTACGAATGTTGTCTGTCCGTAGTTATTGATATACTCTTTCTTGTCACCGGCTCTGGTGTCACGATCACGATTCTCCAACCAGAATCTTCTCTTAGCGATCATACCTGTCTCCTCATTCTTGAGGAAGAAATCAATTACTACCTTAGCATTACCCTCAGGAGTCACTGAAATATACTCAGGTTCCTGCTGTGGATTATAACCAAGCTCAGTAAGCTCACTCATTGTAGGATTAATCGCTACTACCTTCATGTTAGCAAGGCCGGTGTACAATTTTCTTGATCCACCTTCGTCATTTGATCTGTTATCGATCTTCATTCTCTATCAGTTTTACTGATTAATTAAATATACTTCATCCCAATGGGATACTAGGTTGCCATCAACCTCTTCACCAAGTACTATACTCTTACCTTTCAGGTGTGCAGATCGAGATCCGCAGAGTACTTCCTCAGATGATGAGAAGTTAAGTATGGTCTTGTTCTTATCTCGGTATAGATATCCAATGGCATCTGCATCAGCACAGACAATGTTCTTGTTCTGTCCTGTAAGGTTGATATCCTTTGCATTTACCTCCTTACCTTCTTTACCAAGCATCTTCTCCTTCAGGTGACCTATCAATAGGATACCCTTTGATGCACTCTTCTCTATCCGTGCTATCACCTTTGAAAAGGCTTCACGTAGATATAGATAACCTGCACCGTTAGGTAGCTTTCTGACATCATCACCCTTGAAGTTCTTACCCATAGGTGTGTTCTTGTACAACTTGAGGGCAAGTGGAAGGACCATTTCCTCAAGCTTTGTCACCGTATCTATGGCTATATAGTCATAGGGTTTTCCAGCCTCATCTATCTTGTCCATGATCTGACGGATCTCATCTACGCTACTTGCCTTCAGTTTGACGGCATCAACGAAGTCAGAACCGTTCTCCAGATCAAGTACCAGACAGTTGTCAAGCATTGATACGAGTGTGGTCTTTCCCATTTTAGGAGGTGCATATAGCACAAGCCGTCTAGGATTTACCTGGGTGGCCTTCACCTTCTCCTTTGGCAGAATAATTTCACTCATTAAAGTGTTTCTATTAAATTGAAAACTCTACTCATCTGTACTTCATCTGATACATTAGGCAGTTCTACGAAGTCACCTACGCAACCATCAAAGAATGTCCCTACTCTCAGATTTGAAGCTCCATACCTGTTCTTGAGAACAGATACTGATCGATAGAAGTCCTGCATCTTACGGATATTGTAACCTCTGTGTTGAGGTATCTCATACCTGTTAGGTGCAAACAGACCAAGTACCATATCTGCATCCCTCTGTGTCTTCTTATTATCGGCCAGGCCATCCAGTGATGGCTCCAACTTAGATTCCACAGAAGAACCTGATGTAGTATAGACCTGCTTCTCCTTATCTGAAGACTGCTGCTGAACTACTATAGGAGACATTCCGTAAGTATTCCTGAGATCGACAAGAAAGTTTGAAGAGAATCTGTTTATCGCTTCGTGCAATGACTCTCCCTTACTGGGTTGAAGAAGTGATACGTGATCAAAGATCGGCACTATCAGTTCTTCAGGATCATTGGGAATGTAAACATCATTCTCCCATCTACCATTCTTCTCAGCATAACTCTTCAACGCATGGTATATCTTCTCAGGGCTTTTCAGCCTATCATAGATGACCAAGCAGTTACGCTCCATCTCATCAAAATACTCCTTGAGGTCTCTTATCTGTCCGACAGTTTCCTCATCCAGCACATTCTCAGGCTGCATGGAGTTCATTACCTTGATGTCCACCCTCTTACCGTACAGGCTGTAAAGACGGTGGATGATAAGTGACTGCATGAATATCTCTCTGTACTCCTCAAGGCAGAAGTAAAAGATCTTCAGTTTGATCCCACAATCAGGATTGTCTCTGACATATTCATACGCTCTTATCACGTACAACAGCTTAGCAAGCTTTGACTTTCCTACACCACTTGATGCTGTGATTATAGTGTAGGTCTTTGGTTCAAGTCCCGGTACGAATTTTTGGAGTCTATTTAGTTTGAAAGGTATACAGTTAACCTTTCCTGACAGAACCCTGTCACGGTTTCCAATTATTCGATTGTATGCAGCATCATACGTCCTTTCCCCAGTCATCATCGCTTCTTCCTGCTGTACCTTCAGCCAATAATTCCTCACACTCGGCTGCAAGCATCGATATTCCATCCTTTTCAATGAAATAAGGAGCAAGCTTCATATGATTATAGGCTTCTCTTGCTTTTCTGTCCACATAGTTCTTGGTAGCTTGAAGTATGATAGCTTCATCATAGTCAGGATACTTTCTTCTAAAGGACTTAAGCTTCTTTTCACATGACTCTGCAGTACCTCTTACAAGATAACCTCCGCTTCTGACACCTGTAGGAAATAGATTCCTGTACTTCATAGCTAGTTCTTTAATGTTCTCTACACTTGTAGTAACATGTAACTCTATTCTAGGAGTAACGAAACCTTCCCTTGGTATCTTGAAAAGCTCTCTGGTCTTGTCTGTAAGATATGCAACGCCATCGTCTATCTCAATGTAACCACGTCTTACAAGCTTTTTACCGTCAACTTTCAACAGTACTTTCTTCAAAGCATCAGTATCTGCCATAAGTTTGGCAAGATACACATACTCATCAGGACTCATAAGATGTTCATCAAGAATTTCCGTATTAATTGTAATAATCATTCTACTCTTTTACAAGGATCATATATATACTGTCCTTGTATCCTCTCTTTCTACAATATACGGTCTGCCATAAAGAATGTCCTGTATCTGCTCATAACTGAGACCTATACCGAACCTTTTCTTCAATAACAGTGGCAGTTGATCATCTTGTATATCATCCATTTCTTCCCGTAGGATATCAATGAATGCCTGTATAAGATCAACATTCTCTATTTCAGCCTGGATACAAGATCCTTCACGTTCAAACAGGGAGTCATCCTTATGTTCACTCCCTCTGTCATCTTTGCGAACCATTTCTCTTCTTGTGTACCTACAGTTACCGGGATGATAACGGTACCGATGCGATTGCCATCCTTCCTCAATCGTCCTACACGTTGAAGAAGATCTCTCTCCTTACTGTAGTACGACATAAGAATAACATTATCGATGCCTTTGAGATTGGCACCTTGCTTAAGCATCTTGAATGATGCTATCACATCTATGTCCCCGTTGTCAAACTTCTGCCTGATGCTTGAGTTCTCTGACTCTCGATCCTTGGCAGACTCCCCTTTCTTTGCGGATCTTACAACATTAGGAGTTATCAACTCCAGTGAATTAAGATCGTTGCCAAAGATAATGGTTTTCCCTTTAAGTTCTGCAAGTATTTGATTTATAAATTCTACTTTTGAAGGAAGAGAATACAGAAGATCTGCTCTACGTCTGCTGCTTATCCTGAACTCCACCTCTTTCTGAGCTGGATTACGATAGAACATCGATCTCTTGAATCGCTTGTCCCAATAATCATAGGTCTTAGCCTCAGTCGTCATGAACGGCTTTTTCTTACTACCTCCAGGTATGATCTTCTTAGTACCATCCAACTTGTGGTGCAGTACATAGATATCAAGTGGTCTGGAAGTACCATCTTCCTGTCCTTCATCCAATGTGTATGAGAAACATATAGGCGCAATAGTATTAAGCAGATCCATCTTAGTGGTCTCCTTCCCATCTATCTCTATCACATCGTTATCTATAGTAGCAGACAGTCCCATTATCTTGGTGTAACTGTTATTACTATAGTATCGTGAATAGGCAGTGGTCAGAGAATCATGTACCTCATCAGCAATAACAAGAGCATGCTTCATACCTGATCTACGATATGCAGATTGATAACACATGAACTCTATGTCCTTCTTACTGAGATCCACTTTGAAGATATCCTTGTACTTGGTTATCTGTTCTTTGAGATCCTGCTCACGTTGACGTGTCTCTGCAAGAAACAATATCTTACCTCTCGTCTTAGCTATTGCATGGAGCGCAATGAACGTCTTACCTATACCTGTAATGGCCTGTATCGTCCCCTGACCGCCACTATCCTGCCAGGCTTTGAATGCTTCTCGTTGTATTTTATCACGGGGATCTTTCATTTTAATTCTTTTTTTTCATTTTTGCCAATACTCTGTAATATTCGGAACAGCAGGGATCTCAACATGATCACAGAACGCCCGAGCTGCAGATTCCATGGCATCTTGTACCATGGTAGCCATATCTTCAGCCATCTCTTTAGGGCATTCCAAACACATCTCATCATGAATGAATGAGACCATCTTAACCTTGCCTTGTAGGTTATTGTCCAGAATATAGTTGAACACTTTTACTCCTGCAAGCTTCATCATACTTGCGGAGACTGATTGGATCGGATAGTTCAGAGCATTACGTTCATACTTACCTTTCATGGTATAGTATTCCCGTATCATTGTTCTGTCAGGCACTGATCCATTATCATAGATGCTTTGTATCTCCTCACGCAACTCAGAGAATCTATCAAAGCCTTCCATGAATATCTTTCTCTTTGATACTCTGTCAGTTGTCACATATCCATAAGCAATTACCTCTTTCTTTCTTTTCTCAAAGTACTTCTTGAGATCAGGAAAGGAATCAAGATAAGCATCAATGAACTTCTGTGCTTCCTTCTCAGTAATACCAAAGCTATCCTTCACGGAGAATGCTGATGCACCATAGGCTATCTGGAATGACAATATCTTACCTATCTGTCTCTTATCAGAGTTCTCCTTCTTGCTGACCACTATAGGTCTGCCCTCTATCTCAGAGAACATTCTGGATGCTACCATGGAATGTGAATCACCATCACCGTTCTTGAAGAAATCTATATAGTTGCGTTCGTTTGCCATGTCAGCAAGTACCCTTGTCTCCTGTGCTGAATAGTCAGCTACAACAAGAGTGTTACCTTCATCTGCAACAAAACACTTTCTTATATTCTCGTCAGCAGGGATGTTCTGAAGATTAGGATCGGATGATGATATCCTACCTGTATTCAGTATCTGCCAGTAGTTACTGTGTAATCTACCGGTTCCCTTGTTAACATGTTTCAAAAATGACTCTCCATATGTCGTTACCAGTTTCCTCCTCTCCATGTATCTTAGGTATATTGGGATGAGAGGAAACTCATTCTTGAACTTCTTCAGGTGCTTGGACTCTATGGAGTCCTTTGGCTTACCTTTAAATGTGACAGTAGTATCAACACCAAGTGTCTTGAATACCTCTGTCATATCCTTTGTGGAGGTTATCTTAGGGGATATTGTTTTGTCCTCAGAGAACAGATCCAACTGTGCCTCACGATACTGAGGCATGTTATCAAATATCCAATTGACAACCTCTTGCTCAGCTTCTTTCTCCTGAGCTTGATGATCTTGATCATTACTCAACCATCTTTCTGTATCCAACTTGAATCCACAATACTCTGTATATGCAAGAGCAGATACATATTGTGACTCCAAGGAAACTGTACGTTCAAGGGTATTCTCCTCTACCTTCTCCATCTGGGAGTCGTAGATACCCTTGAGAAACTTAACATCATCTGCAGCATACCTTATCACTCTGGGACTCAGCCCTTCACGATGTATACTACCTCTGATATCTTTCGTCATTACAGCATCACAGTACTTGAATGCTACCACATCCAAACCAAGTCCTCTCTGTGACAGTCCTGTAGTAAGGACACACTCATTCAAGAATGTGTCCATTACTTTCCTTGGGAATATCCCATGGTGATACAGGAATCTGAGATCGAACTTGGCATTGTGATAGATGGAGGGAACACTCTCGAGTATCTCTTTGATAAGAGGTACATCTGATATGTCCACCTCCTTACAATCTATCACATACTGACGCTCTCCGTCAGCAGTACCAAGCTGTAATGATAGAAGTTCACATGTATGTGGATCGAAACCCATGGTCTCTGTATCCACCTGCACACATTCCTCTTCAAGCAAATGCTCAAAAAGGCTGCATCTCTTCTTCGTGTTGATGAGTTCTATCATATTCTTCTAATAATGGTGCGACACTTGTCACTGCCAGACCTGAACTGAGAAGACTCTTACCATACACCGGTGAGTCATATCGTCCCTGAGCAAGCAGGATCGCCAAAGATACAGGCATTTTCTGAGATATGTCGTATCGGAACAGACCTATCTCTGCCTTTATATCCTCTTCTGACATATCAAGATCGTAGGCCATACAGTTGAGAGCCTGTTCATCCATCTCAAGAGGATCCAATAGCTCAAATACACAGTTATCATTGACATTGATAGGGTTATCAGATATGTATTTACCGAATCCTCCCTTCTTATTGAAGTACATTATCATGTTAGAGCCTACGAATCCTCGTATCTTCTGGGCTATTGTTGTTTGTCTATTAGCCATTTTATAAAACTATTACAAATGAAAAGAGGAGAGGGATCTTCCCCCTCCTCCAATGATATCAGATAGACAGCATACTGTCCATCAATTCAGCAATGACCTGAACCTTTTCAGTTCTGTCAATATCAGGATCATCTATCTTATTAAGGATAGAACCTATCATCTCCTTACGGATATCAATGAAATCCGTAGGATTGACAAGACCAAGAGTATCCATCTTATTCTTAAGATACTCAAGCTTCTTCTGCTCCTTATCAAGACTCTTAATAGTAGACTCAACTACTGATCTCTGAGCACCTATGATCTGGAATGAATTACGCTCTACGGTATAGCTCATTCTGTCCTGAGTCTGAGTGTTGGTAGCAGTCATCTCATAACGATTACCATGACCGTCTTTGACGCTATCTACGATATAAGGTACTCCTGGAGTAAAAGAGCTTTCATTATTGGTAAATACTACAAGACAGCCTTTACTCAAGAGCATCTTTACACTGTTGATCTTTGACCTGAACGTGTAATCAGGTATGTCTTTGAATATTTCATCCATTTTTATTGAACTTTTTAGGTTTTAGATCTGATACTTTTGCATGACGAAATTTGTATGCAGGATGTAGGTGGTGCAATTGATATCTCTTTGGCGTTCTCTGTCCATTCTGGAACTGTAGCCACTGTTTACCATCTACATCTGTAAATACTGAAATCACTGTCAATACCGGAACAAACATCTTCTTGTTAAACTCCCTCTGCTCAGTAATAGAGCTTTCACTGATAAGAGTATCAGTGTGCTCTACTACTTTCTTTCCCATGTTCACATACATTGGCATGTGAAGTACTGATGTCTGGGTGCATACGAGTTTATCACCTGTCTTAAACATTTTCTTCTGTGATTTTAAGGGTTTCTTCTAACTTTACTCTAAGCTCATCGATCGTGAACTCTTTTAAGGCGATACCTAAGGAATATGGTATGCATACATCGAATATGTTATCCATAATGATGTTATGCTTTACACCCTGTTCCTCATTGGTTCTCCTCATACCTTGTCTGCACTTGTTGATAACAGACAGGAAGTAACCTCCCATTATCATCTCCTTGTAAGACAGGCCGAGCTGCAGCATATCATTTGCAACCTGATCAGAGAAAGGCTTATTACACGAGCATTCCACTACAGTACGGATAACCTTTGATCTGTACTCAGGATCATCCAGAAGTTTATCTGTAAGAGTATCCTTTGCATAAGTACTCACTCTGAAGTCATCCTCTGTAATAAGAGGCATCTCCTGCATAAGATGCACATAATGATCAATGATACTGCGTCTTATATCAAGAGGAACCTTACGAGGATCATCCACACTGAGCATCTCATCAAGCTCGTCCATCATCTGAGATTTAATATCTCCATCTCTTTGATGTCCTCCTTCTGTACCTGGAATACCTCCATTACTTACAGGATTGCCTATCATAATAGAATCAGGATAGTCAAGCTTAAGATCAATGATCTTCTTGCATATCTCTGCAGCTTCTGCATAGAACTCTACGTCTTCCAACTTATTGAGTAAACCAAGCAGCTTAGCATTAAGATAAGCTCTTCGTATTCTACTACTGGAAGCTATAGTAATCGCCAGAGAGTTATTAACTATTAGCCCATGATCTTTCAGGGCTTTGAATGAAATATGGTTCTTACCCATACCTCCTGACACTGTATGATTAGGCATCAGCATCGACTTGAGAAATCTCTTTATCATTTTTATTAAAGATTTGTTTTGTTAATAGATTGAACGCCTGTTCTGGCGTGTTGTCCTTGAACTCGGAACCAAGTATTATATCAAGTCCGAGAAACTCAGCGTCCTCTTCATACTTGATATTGCAGTCATAACCAAGACTAGAATCTATCTCACCTGACAGGAAATAACACCAACTCAGAAAGACATGATGTCTGAACATTCCAACATTACCAAGCAGGGCCATACGATTGATATTCATACGCTCTGAACTTGCTTTTGCTATCATGATCATACCCTGCCTCTGATAGTCAGAAGTTATAGCTCTACCATCAAATAGAATGTGCAACTCAACAGGTATACCTACAGCTTCTATCATCATGACAGATACTGTAAGGTTAGTAATAAGCTTTACGAAGTTCTTATCACTGTTATTTGCATTGAGTCCCAACTTCACACCGATCTTGAATCCGTTAGCAGCCTTCTTCTTCCTGGATACATACATATCAGCGTTACCACTGAGTGCTCTGGGAATACTGAATCTACCACGGTCATCACGAAACTCACGTCTCTTGCGTTTGGATATCATCTTACTGAACAGATGCTGAAGCCCATCGGAGTTCATGGCCTCTTTGAATGATGTCCTTATACTATCTACAATATCCTCTCGAGGATCAAGGTTTTCCAACCTTGCGTTGTAGGTTTCAAAGTCACCATCATCACCATATCTCCAATAATCATCATCTCCTCTAAGACACCCATCAATAATACGCTTTCTATCATGCTCATGACCTGTATCTTCCAGGTCTTCATGAAGCTCTTCAGTGTTATTGACTATATCCAGAAACTCAAAGAGAGACTTGAACTTGATGTATTCTACCTCATCAGACCGTAATCTCCTGTTCTTTAAATCCATTTTCATAGTCTTTACAGGGTTGTTTTACGTTATTGAGGAATACTTCCTGCTCCTTAGCTTCCCAATGAGAGGTAAGTGTCTTCATGATCTTATAGGTATTAAGACCATTCTGAAGCAGGGTATAACAATCGACAACTGTACGAGTAGATATGACCTCATTGACACCCATCTTCTTAATCTGATTCCTGACAGCAGTCATCATACCCATCCATGATGCACTTGTCAGAGTCTTCTCCAACTCATAGTCATAGTCGATATGAACCCTACACATCTTGAATCTGTCCAAGAAAGCAGTATCCTGAATGTCACGACCTGAGTAATCCATGCTTGCATTACCCCAAGTATTACCTGCAAGGATACAGTAGAAGTCTTCGTGTTTCTTAGCCGTAGTATTACCCTTACGAGTAGGAACTGACAGCATACCACTACGATCAAACGCAGCATTCAACACGATAGCCATACCAGGAGACATAGCATCATACTCATCAATGAGCATTACACCGCCATTCTCATAGAAATCAAGGAATGTAGGATAGTTGTAGCCTGCAAGATCGTTGAAACCTATAAGCTCTGTCTTGCTTGCCTCCTCATTACAGGAGAATGTAGCATATCTGAGATTCATGATATCTGCAACCTGTTTAGCAAGAGTAGACTTACCAGAACCAGTAGGTCCCACGATCATAGCCTGCTTGAATAGTTGTAGATACATAAGAACCTCAGAGGTTCTCTCATGTGTCTTCAACGGATCAACCTCATAAGTAACATCCTTGAGAGTGATCTGTGTGATTGCAGTTCTATCCTGAATGGACTTTACTGCCTGATCAAGAGAGTTCTTGATAGAGCCCTCAATATCAGTTATTAATGTACTGATCCTAGAATCAATACGTTCATCACTGATCTCATCTTTAATTGCTGTTCTTACTAGACTTCTCATCTGCCCGGACGCCAGCATAAGCCCGAGCTTTCTTTCGATATCTTTTTCCATTATATATTTTATTGGAATAAGATTATAGGCCGTTACAGGTGGCCATTATACCTTTTACTTTTCTTGTACGTCAGACATTCTGAAGTATCTGATGTTGTTGTCATCCATACGAATACGATAACCACGGACATTTCGATAGTCTTCTGTCTTGTATACCATCTCCAATGTAGGAATGTATACATCTACTACACCATCACCCTCAGGAGTAGATACTCTTGTACCTGAAGGCATAGGCATCATATCCTCAGGAGTAAGACCTGATGGTTGTTTCTTTTCAGACTTAACCTCTTCAAACTCAAGGTCTTTATCTTCAGCATTATCAAAGTCAGAACCTACTTGCTCCATTACCTCTTTAGCGAGGTCTTGGATCTTTTTCTTCTGACTATCAGTAAGATTGATATCAGACTTACGCTTTGGCTCTATCTGCGATACAATGAATACATAAAGCATCCAAGCAAGCAGAGACAGTCCTATCACTACACGTAATGTGTTAGCCGGTACAGGACTCAGATACATGGATGTTGATAGCAAAGCTACAGCACCCATTGATAACACAGTAGGTATTTGAAGTCTATTAACACCTACTGCTCCTAATGCACGATAGACAATACCTAGTACTGCTACCATTGTTATTGTACAGAATATTACGCTCCCCATCTTAGTTCATTTTTATAAGTGAAAGTAAAGTAACCTTATGCATCTGTATAAGCTGCATAAGTTCTGAATCATCCTTCTGGTTGAAAAGGATTTCATCCATTTGCCCTTCTATATGTCGAGCATATTGAGAAACTATCTCAGCATCGAATGTGATATTGTTCAGATGCAGTTGATCACTGCTGCGCATCTGGCATTTACCAAATGTCACAGTGCTGTTATAGAGATCCTTGTTCATTGCTCTTCATCATAACCGGTTAATAATTCCTGAATAATCTCCTCTCTGATCTCATCGTTCAGGTTTTCAATGTGATCGTCATCAAGATACAAGCCTTCTTCCATTTTTATTGTTTTAGCTTGTTAATGCCTACTCTATTTAAGATTTTCGGCTTCCTCTAAGACTATTTTGATGACAATATTCTTGTCATACATCGCTTTAAATATTTCCTCGTGTGGAATATCTTTTAAAACAACATTCATACTATCATCGTATTGCTCGTTTTCAACTAATTCTTTTCCGTCCTTAATTCGCTTCACTTCTATTCTTGGTCTTGGGCTAATTAATGTCGGTGGTTTTCCTACTTCGCGCAATCCAAAACATATTTCTCCTTTTCTATCTTCCCAAGTAAAATCTTTATCTATTACCGATTTACCACTTGCTATTTTTTGCAAAATGTTTGTATCGGTATTTTGAAAATAACGGTGGTCAAGGTTTGTCACAGTTGAAATAGTATGTCCTTTAGCTATTTCAAATTTCATTGTTTTGCAGTTCAAGATATGTTTTATGTATCCTTTATCTAAAAGCATTTGTTCAAATTGCGTCATTCTATTTTTGTTTTATCCGATTAATTCTGTCATATAATCCTTGAAGAGCATATATTCCATCTGCATTGAAATAAGATGCAATCTCTTCTAACTCAGCTACAAACTCCTCTCTACTCCAACTCTCCTTGATAGGATGAATTGTAATCTCGTTGTTTGAGTTTACTTTGAGAACATAATCAGAAGTTTTAGGTCTTGAAAGATTACCCATTATAAGAGCATTCTTTATCTTATCAGGTAGAGTATACTCAACCAACACCTTATCAACTGGATTCTTACAGTAAGCTTCGATGAATGCTTGTTGGAGTTGAGGTACGTTATAGTTGAAGTGTGCCACAGGGTTAGTTGGCGGTTCCTCATTTGTATAGATTACATTCAATTCAGGATTAGTAGTTCCTATGATTTTTCTAAGGTTACTATTAAGTCTGTGACCGTTTTCTGGTCGATATTGTTGTGGTTCACTACCTATTTGTCCTATTTCTCCATCTTTCATTCCATCCCAAAAGAACAGGCACCAATCACCGCTCTTAATCTCTGAATCATCAATGATGTAGAGGTGTTGATATTTATAGCCTCTTCGTTCTATTGCTTCAACTGGTAATTCTTTTAAGATATCTCCCGCAGTGCCAATACAAAAAGGGTTTGATTTATGTGTCTCATTAATGTAAGTGTTTAACAATATATCGGTCTTGTCTTCTGTTGGCAGCATTACTACCTGTGCTTCTTTTTTCATTTGTTATGGTTTTATCAGTTTTAATTTATTAGCACCATCTTTCAATGGTCACGAGATATTTCAGGATCTTTACCTGCCTTCTAGTTATACTTGCACCTCTCAGTTAAGAGTCAGTACGAGTTTTATGACTTTATATCTCTTGCTGCCAACTCCTCAGTGTAAGACTATTCAATGACTGATACACAGTTTTGTCTATATTCCCTCTCAAATGGCATTTCAAGGGTACACTGGATAAACTTATTCGGAAACTTATCCACCTATTTCGTTTATCTTCTTTTAGTGATTACTCACAAGGTCGTAGGTTTGACCTATTTTATTCAAATAAAATCGCCCAACAAATACAGTTATTTATGCAACATAACTAATGAACTTCACATAGTATATAACAAAACTGTTTTTAAGCTGTCCTCGTTCCAATAGAGTTAGAGCTACACTTATTTTAGTAGGAGATGGTTCCTACTCAATTATGGCTGTAATTGATCAGACACTGTGGCGATACCCACTTTTCGTCATGCGTTGTTCACATTAGCCTCTTATCACAGATATTTAGTCGGGCACATATTTTAAATAGAGAAGGTCAAATGACCCTCTCTATATATTATAGTGTCATGGAATATAACATTCCAATCATAAGCTCTCCAGACAATGAGGACAATAAGCATAGTCTTTGTGATTGTCAAGATGTTTATGACAGCTCCAACACTCATATTTATCA